AAGCATCTCGTGAAGTTCGGTTGGTTCGGTGGGGCGCAGCATGGCGAGGACATGGAACTGCTCCGTGAGGGGATGCAGAAGTTACGCTGGGACGCAATCTTAGATGGCAAGTACCGCCTCTACCTCGGAGGGTGGAACGACAACAACCCCGTGTACGAAGGCTACGAGAAAATAATCAGCGACCAAGGCAACAACCCGAACTACGGACGCATTCAGGCAGCGGACATCTACTCGTATGTGGGGGGCTACAACTTCGTGAACGTAACGCTTGCACCGCTTCGGGACACCAAGTTTAACAAACTGAAATCCGAGTTGAAGGTGGTCGAGGCAGGGTGGATGAATAAGGCCATCATCGCATCCGAAACCATCCCCTACACCGATGTCATCAAGCACGGAGAGAACGGGTTTCTCGTGCCTTACAACAAACCCAAGGACTGGTACAAGTACATCAAGCAGTTGATCCTTGACCCCGACCTGCGTAAAGGATTGGCTGACAACCTAACCCGTGACATAAAATCACGGTTCAACGTGGCTGAAACCGCCAAAAAGCGAGCCGAACTATACAGACGAATTGGGCGCAAATTGTGAAATTCGGGGGCATCGCACATTTACAAGCAGATGCTTTACCTGAACCCTGACACGACCAACACCCTGACGGTTACTTGGACCGAGCGAGCCAGCACGGGGGACCGCTACATCTTGCGACTCACAAGCATCGCAAAGAATACTACGACGGATTTCACCCTGCTGAAATCAGCCAACCTTTCTTCCTACACGAACCGCTATGACCAATTTTCGATTGCCGTGGGGTCGCTTGAAACAGGCTCGTATAAGTATGAAGTTTACGATACCAATAGCACGGTTTCAGCAGCCCTTGCGGTGGTTGAAACGGGCTTGGCTTTTCTACAAACCGCAACGATAGGATTCAATACCTACGCCAATTCAATTACTTACAACACCTTCCTCGCATCCAGCGTGAGGGTATTCGATTCAACCTTTGACCAATCCTTCGCATGAGCGTACAAACACGAAGCCAACTCCAAGCGAGTGCCTTAACCATTACCAACGAAACCGCTGCCGGGGCCAACACCGCATCCCGTGTGGGCGGATTGTTCGACGACCTTGCAGACACCGCAACGCTTGACATTGAGCGAGGCTATGCTTCGGTTGCTACGGCTGCCGATAGGTCATTTGTAACGACCAATAATGCTTTTGACAAATTACTGATTCAAACAGGCAACAACATTCTATCAACCAACAACTTTTCGAGAGTTGCAACAATTGCGGGGCCATCAATCACCTACACGGGGACGCTATCCGCTGCAATTAGGGTGAGTGCAAATCTAACTTTTTCGGGGGCAAATGGCGATGATTACGTTTGGGCTATTTACAAAAATGACGTACAAATCACCTCATCTGAAGCACTAGTTACTTTGAGCCATACCAACGGCCATCAAGTTGTTTTGGAAACCTTTTTGATAGCAAATACCAATGATGAATTTTCAATCTATGTAAAATCAATTGATGGTGTTAGGACGATTACCATCTCATCCATCAGTTTTAATGCTCACACGCTATGAGTACCAAATCTACTCAACACTTCACCCAATGGCTTGGGATAGAGCATAAGGTCCCCGTGATGCTGGAGAACCGCTCCGGCAAGTACATCACCTACGGCTTTGCGAACGAATACCCCTACTACCTGCTTGACAACTATCGCAGGTCATCCAAGCACAACGCCATCGTGAATGGGAAAGTGAATTATATCATGGGCGGAGGATGGCAGGCAGGGGATGACTTGACCGTGGAGCAGCAGGCCCGATTCATCAAGTTCTTCGACGGAATGTCAAGCACCGAGGACCTGAACGACATCACCGAGAAACTGGTTCTTGACTTAGAGATTTTCAACGGCTTTGCGGTCGCAGTTACTTGGTCCAAACTTGGGACCATCGCCAAGATGGAGCACGTCCCGTTTGAGAAAATCAGGGTGGACAAGGAAGAGAAGATGTTCCAAGTTGCTGACTGGTACAACGACGATATGATGCAGTTGTTCCCCAAGGTCGGGGACATCGAGAAAATCCCTGCATTCGACCCGGAGAACCGCCTCGGTAAGCAGTTGTTCTACTATCGGGTGTACGCAGCAGGCGTGAAGCACTATCCTCTACCCGAATACATCGGAGGGAATGCGTGGATTGAGGCAGACGTACAGGTCGCCAACTTCCACAACAACAACCTCCGCAACAACTTTTGGGGGGGTTACTTGATAAACTTCAACAACGGGATTCCTACACCCGAAGAACAGGGCGACATTGAGAGGCAGATTAAACGTAAGTTTTCAGGAACCGACAACGCTGGTCGCTTCGTTGTAACCTTCAACGACGATGCAGCCAAGGCTCCGACACTTGAACCGCTGACTCCGTCCGATATGGATAAGCAGTTCGAGATCTTGAACAAGGCCATTCAGCAAGAGATATTCATCGCCCATCGTGTAACCAACCCGATGCTTTTTGGGGTGAAGACCGAGGGCCAATTGGGTGGACGCAACGAATTGGTCGAGGCTTACGAACTATTCAAGGCCACCTACGTCAACGACCGGGTGCAGAAGGTCGAAAGAATGATAAATTACTTGGGGTCTTTCAACGGCGTGGAAGGCATGGAGTTAATTCCTACCAATCCCATCACGGAGCAGTTGAGCGAACAGGCTCTCCTTCAAGCCATGACCCCAGCAGAACTGCGTGAGAAGGCAGGCTTGCCACCGATTGAAATCAAGACCGAATCAAGCGTTCAAGACGTTATCACGGCTATCAATTCACTCTCTCCGTTGGTTGCCAACAAGGTCTTGGAATCCATGTCAGCCAACGAAATTAGGGCCTTGGTGTCCTTGCCTGCAAAGGCAGAGGGTTCGGGTCTTGCAGGAGCAACTGCAGCCGTAGAGGTCAGCCCTGAACCTACTGCACCGCAAGGCTTGGCATCAAACGACAACATCAAAAAGTTGTCGGGCAGGGAGTATCAAAACCTGATGCGAATCGTGCGTCAGTATATGCAGGAGAAAATCACTCTTGAAATGGCTCGTACCATGTTGTCAGCCGGCTTCGGTCTATCAGCCCAAGAGATTGACACGATGCTCGGAGTGCAGGCCCAAGAGTTCAGCGAACCGACTTGGGGCCAAGATGACGACGAAGACTACGGATGGGGCGAAGAAGAATTTAAGGTCTTGGAGGTCGTTGCAAGCAAGTTCGGATGCCATGCCGACGACTACCACGTCATGCACTCCAAGCCAATGCGGTTCGATGCCAACATCGAAGAAAACATCCGTTTAGCCTTTGCCGAACTGGGCGAGGAAGAAAAGGAACTGGACAAGAAGATTGAGGCGTATCGCAAGAAGAACCGGGACGCAAGCGTTGAAGAAATGGCCAAGGAGTTCGGGGTCAGCAAGGCGAAGGTCGCCAAGCGTGTCGCCTACTTGATAACCAAGGACCGCTACCCAATCAGCAGGGCGGTGGACAAGATTGCCGAGCAGAACCTACCCAAGAACGTGAAGGAAGTTGCCGAGCCAGTCTTGGAAGTCCGCTACAAGTACGCATGGGCCACAGGATTCAGCAACAAGGACAAAGGCTCGAGCCGTGAGTTCTGCAAGGTGATGCTTGACTTAGCCGGGCAAGGCAAGGTTTACACGAGGGAGGACATCGACGGGATTTCTGCGATCATGGGATATTCCGTATGGAATCGCAGAGGCGGTTGGTATCACACACCGAGCGGAGTAAACAGGCCACAATGCAGGCACGTATGGGAGCAGCAGTTGGTAATCCGCAAAGGCAATAAAATCACGAAGGCATGAAGGCACTATTCATAAGCGAAGAAACGCTACTGGACAATAGCATCATCAACGAGAACGTCAGTTACACCCAGATACGTCCAACGGTTGTGAAGGTCCAAGAGATGCGGATTCAGCCGATTGTTGGCTCTGCACTCTACGGGGAATTGGTTACGCAGGTCGTCAGCGGTTCAACGTCTGCCCTGAACCAAACGCTGCTGGAGGACTACATCCAGCCTGCTATGATTCAATGGCTCTACTACGAACTGCCCATGGTCCTTGCCTTCAAATACATGAACAAGGGTATGGTTCGTAGAACGAGCGAGGAATCCTCGCAAATGAGCATGGAAGAGATTACCCGGCTGACCGACAAAGTGAAGAACGATGCCGAGTGGTATTCCGAACGCATCACTCGATACCTCATGGAGAACCGCAATTCATACCCCTTGTGGAACTCGCCTCCGTCGGCTTTGGATACCATCTACCCGAACGCAACCAACTACCGCACAGGAATGGTCTTGGACCGCAACAGGCGAATGGGAGTCAGCAACTTGGATTACCCCTACCCTTACGGACAATTTGGGGCGTGTAACGACTGCTAAGCATGGGAGCGCATAAAAAAAACATACTGAAACTTCAGACTTATGTCATGGATAAAAATCAAGCAGGCTCTCTTGGACCTTGCAAATGCTCATCCTCAGGTCAACTCCTTCGGGACGGGCGACCCGTTGGCGATAGGAACGGACAACACGATAAATCTACGAACCCCAAGCCGTGAGCGCATCGTCTATCCTTTGGTCTTTGCAGATGTGCAGTCGGCAACTACTGATGCTGGGACTTTGGACTTGGTGGTCGGTGTCTATTTTAGCGACCGGGTGGAGTCCATCAAACCGATGGGCGGAGTGGTTTCGGGAAGCCCTACGCTGGGTTGGCAGGACAACGAGGACGAGGTCCTAAGCGACCAGTTACAAATCGCACAGGACTTCATTTCAAGCCTTACAAACGACCCGAACGAG